CCAGGTGCTTAACAACACGCTGAGCAACAACCAGCAGGAAGGCTGGGTTGCCCACGGCTCGGACATTCTGTATCAGGGCAACACGATCAGCGGCAACAACTCGGCCCTGAACCCGTGCAACAGCCAGTGCTCGGGCCAGATCGCGGACTGGGAAGCCGGTGGCGGGAAGGCGTGGCAGACAACCGGCTTCACCTTCACCGGCAACACGGTCACCGGCAACGGCGGCGCTGGCATCTGGTTCGACACGTCCAATCTAGATTCCACGATCACCAGCAACACCGTGGACTGCAACTACGGCGCTGGCATCTACATGGAGATCGGCTACAACTTCACGATCACCGGCAACGACGTGGAGGGCAACGGCGGCGGGGGTTCGTGCGCTCCGGGCGGCGGCGAGAAGAAAGGCTGGGCCTGGGGCGCGGGGATACAGATTCGCGCCTCGCAGGGCTGCGAGGGGCAGTGTACGAACGTGAGCGCGGCCGACAATAACTACCCGTCGATGATCAGCGGAAACACGGTCGCCGGTAATTACAACGGCGTCACGCTGATCGACAGCCCGGATCAGGGTAGCACTGACTGTCAGGATCACTCGCTAGGCGAGGGAGCTTACGGTCCCTGCAAGGTGCTTAACGTGACCGTGCAGGACAACGGGATCACGATGGCCCAGGGGGCGACTGGCGGATACGACGATGGCCCGTCTGGTGCTGTCTTCGCGGGCAGTAATCACTTCACTGGCAACCATTACTGCGTTGCCACTCCCACGCCGCCGAATGGCGATCCTTCTTACGGCTGGTTCGCATGGGCAGAGCCGTGGTCATGGTGGTCGCAATGGCAGGCTGACGGGAATGACACGGCTGGGACGTTTGCCATTACTAGCGCAACCTGCCTGCCTTGACTAATACCTCTCGCCAGATCGTCCGCACCGGGATAGCCAAGTTCTTCGGCGGCACCACCTACGACACGGAGGCCAGAGCCTACAGGGGCTCTGGCCCGCTCCAGCAGTACGGCCTTAGCACTGTCAGGCCTTACCAGCCTAAGCGCATGGCTGATGAGGATTACGTGTTCGGCCAGAATGCCGGTCGGGGCATGGGTGCCGTGATGGTTGTGGAAATGCCCGCCGAGCAAGAACGCAGGGACGCTAAGCCTGCTTATGCCGGTAAGAAGCGGATCACTTACACGGTGGTCCTGCACGTGTATCACCTGGCCTGGCAGAACCATTCCGAGGACGCCGAGCAGGATGTTGACCTTCTGCTTGAGCAGGTTAAGGCACTGCTCCGCTCTGACATCACGCTGGGCGGGGTGGTGAACCTTCAGGCAGGCGAATCCCGTATGGGGATTCGCACCCGTGTTCTTCCGCCGATCGTGGTTGAGAAGGAAAAGACAGCAAGCGCATTCGATGTGACATTCGAAGCCGAAGTGGAGATTGTCGGTTGAGCAAGTACAAGTATGTAGGAACCGAGTGTTTCTACCCGAACATCATCATCCCCGGCGAGGGAAGCCTTGTAGCTCATCCCGGCGATGTCCGCGAGTTCGACACCCCGCCGGACACAACCTGGTGGGTTAAGGAAGACGAGCCCGCTAAGCCCGCAGTTAAGTCCGCTCCAGATAAGGACACCAAGTAGTGCCAATCCCTCTCGCAACCACGGTATTCCCTGGCGTCAAGGAATACGGCGTCATCAGCCGTGAGCTAACACCTGGCGCTGGTATTAACTCGGGTACGCTGGTGCTGCCTACCACCCTTCAGGGCGATAAGTACGGGCCAGATGAGCATCCGGTCTTCCTGGATGACAAGTCCCTGGTCGGTTCTATGACCGACCAGGGAAACGTGATCGCCGGTACGGCCACGTCTGAATGGGACTTCGGCGGCCCGGTGTTCCTGGACCAGATGCCGCATGTCCTGTATAACCTCATGGGCGACTACACGGCCACAGGGGCGGCCGGGTCGGGTTCTACCACCCTTACCGCTCCGGTAACGGCAGGAGCCACTACAGCGACCGTGGCGTCCATTACTGGCTTCTCCAACGGCCAGGCCGTGCAGCTGGCCGGGACGTCGGGCACTGAGGTCGTGGTGCTTAGCTCGGCCCCGTCTGGTTCTACGCTTACCTTCACCGGCACCCCGGCCAGGTTCGCCCATGCCAGCGCCGCCGCCGTTACCGGCGTCGTGGCCCCGTTCGTTCACGTCTTCTCGCTTTTCAATAGCGGCAACGGTCAGCCGGTCACGCATAACGTTGACTTCTATTCCGGTGTTCCGCTGACAACGGGAACCCGGCGTTACGGGTACTGGTGCTGCTCTGGCGTTGACTTCGATTTCAACACTGAGCAGCTGTTCACCCACCAGACCAAGGGCATGTCGTTCCTGTCCCAGGTTGCTGTGGCTACGCCTGCCCAGACTGTGAGCGCCGTCCTGGCCCAGCCTAACTGGAAGGTTAACGTCGCCCTGGGCGGCGCGCTGCCGGGCTCGCAGATCAATGACATCCAGTCGCCTTCTATCAGCCTGGCCAGGCAGCTTAAGGCCGAGTTCACGGGTGACGGCTCGCAGTCGCCCTATGTGATCGTCCGTAACTCGTTCAACATTACGGGCAAGTTCAGCCGGGTTGCCCAGGATGAGTCAGCGATCCTGAACATGCTGAACAACACTCAGCAGCAGCTTCAGCTGACCATTGACAACGGGCTGTCCGGCGCTAACCACCTGAAGCTTCAGCTGGACATGCAGGTTACCCAGTACAGCGCGGCGAAGATGAACACTCAAGAGGCGATCCTGTATGACGTGGACTTCAAGGGCGTCAGGAACACCACTAACGCCGGAATTTCCGGCGGTGTCTCGCCCGGCATGATCACGATTACCAACGCGGTACCCACTTACTGATTCGCTAACCGGAGGGAAACTGAATGCGAGTCGAGCTTAACAACGGCGCATGGGCTGACATCGTTGACCCAGAAGACCTGCGGGACAAGGATCGCAAGGTTGTCAACAAGGCTGTCTCACTCCAGATCGACCCGAACACCCAGGAAACCATCCTGCCGGGTGACATGGATGACAACATGCGCGATGCGCTCTTGAAGCGCATCGTGACAGCCTGGTCTTTCGATAACCTGCCGGTGCCGTCTAACGATCCCAAGTTCCCTGAGGAAAGCCTGGACAGGCTTACCATTCCCGACGCCCGCCTGCTGCATGAGGCCATCAAGCCTCACATGAAGCTTGTTACCGGACAGGACTCCCCTACCGGGCCGGGACAATCCCCGGCCCAGAGCTAATCCAGGTCAGGCGTTACCTGGCAGGCGCGTCCTATGATGCCCAGCTTGTCCCCTGGGATGAACTGCGCTATGCCGTCTACGCCGATAAGTTCGGCTGGTCTCCGTCCCAGGTGGACGATCTCACTCTTTCCCAGGAGAAGTGGCTTATCCCGCTAGTGGGCGCTATCGAGCGCGAGCGGGCTGAGCGAGGCGAAGCGGCACAGAAGAAGGCTAAGTGAACATTACGGTAAGCCTGGATACGGCTGACTGGGAAGCAGCCCTTGACGAGATGGTCAGGGCTTGCATCGATGCCGGACGCGAAGCATCCGTAGAAGGCGCTAAAGAAATCCAGGACCGGACCCAGGAGTCCCTGACCCGGCTCAGTCATGCGCCGCACACTAAGACGCCTTCCGCTCCTGGTGATCCCCCGGCCGCTATCAGCACCGACCTGGCCGTGTCGGTTGTCGTGGACGAGTCTAACCCGGATTACGTGGACGTCGGGCCGACTACGGATTACGGCCGGATTCAGGAGCTAGGCGGCCCGATGCACGGCCACCCGTACATGCACTGGCGCGAAGACGGCCGGTGGCACCGGGCCAGGCTTGTCGAGCTTCCGGAACGTCCTTACCTCAAGCCAGCTACCGACGACGTTATAGACAGCGGGGAACTGCTTGACATCTACTACCGGCACTGGGCTGACGCCCAGGCGACTGTGACCAGGCCTTGAGGTCAGGGAAGAACGCTGATCTCCTGCGGACAGCTGTCCCGGACGTTCCTGGCGATCATGGCTGCCGCTACGTGCTGGGTCACTGCGGATTCCCCGGCCACGGTCTGCACTTCCTGCGCGTAAGAACCGGCGCCAGTGCGTATCAGGTCGAGTGCGGCGCAGTCCTGGACGCTCTCCAGGTGGCTCATGGCGGGGACGGCCGGGACAGCATTGGCAACCGGGCTCACCCGGTCGGCCCGGTGGCCGCTAGCGGCTGCCCCGCAGCCGGTTACCAGGGCGGCGCTAGCTACCGCCACGATGATCTTCGCCTTCATGGCGTGGATGTTAGCACGGTTAGGGCCTAAGGGTGCCCGGCGAATACCTCCCACCCGTAGTTACCAGGCTTACCGGAGACCTTGACGACCTGATCCGCAAGGTTGAAGAGGCTAAGGCGCTCATCAAGTCCCTGGACGGGACGACCGTGCGTGTCGGGTTTGATCTGGACCAGGGCAGTCTTGCCAGGGCTCAGGCCGCCGCACAGGCGGCCTTCGCTAAGGGTGTCACTGTTCCTGTCAGGTTCGACGTTAACGCCGGGGGAGCAGCCGCACGGGCCTTCGTAGGAGGTGCGGCAGGCGGCCTGGTAGGCGGGCTGCTTGGCCTGGCCGGGCGGGGTATCAGCCTGTTCGGCGGTGTCTTGCCAGGCGTGCTCGGCTCTGTCGGCGCCATCCACCTTCTTATCGATGGCATAGCCGAAGTGCTGGCTGTCGTCATCCCGGCGACTATTGCCCTGGCTGCCTTCGGGTTCGCCGCTTCTGACGCGGTTAACAACATCATCCGGCAGTTCACGAACATCCATACGGTCATGGATGCGACGGGTCAGGTTATCCCGCCCATGACTAACGCGATGGAACAGCTGCATAAGGCTGTCCAGCCGCAGGTTTACTCCATGCTGGGCGATGCCCTGACCATCATTAACAGCAAGGCGGGCGAGTTCGCCGGGATAGCCAAGGGCGCTGCCGACGCCCTGTCCTATTTCGCCGCCAGGGCTACTGTCGCCATTACCTCGCAGGGCATGAGCGGGTTCCTCAAGAACGCTGTCAGCGACGTAAACGGCCTGTTTAACGTTTTCGGCAATCTCGCAGGCACCCTCGGAGCGGTCCTCAAGAACCTGCCCGGCTATGCCCAGGTGTTCCTTAACATCCTCCAGTCGGTAACACATGGCATAGAAATCTTCGCCAACTCGGGGGTAGGCCAGGGGCTTATCAGGTTCGGCCTGGCTTTCCACGGGGCCTTCATCTACCTGGGGGTCCTGGCCACTGGCGTAGCCAGGCTGATTCCCATAATCCTCACCTGGTTCTCAAGGCTCGCGCTGGGTGCTTCCGTTCTTGCTAGCCGGGTAGGCCTCAGTGCCGTCTCTGAGGGCCTGTTCGGCGTTGCCGGGGGCGCTGAGGCCGCAGCTGCCGGTCCGTGGGGCTGGATCGCCCTGGTAGCCGTGGGCATCGGCATCCTGGCTTACAAGATGATCACTGCTAAGGACGCTACCCAGCAGTGGCTTAGCACTCTCCAGTCGGGCATTAACAGCCAGCTGGCCGGGCCTACGGGGCTTAATGCCCTGGCGGGCGCGCAGGTTCAGGTGATCAGTAAGCTCACGGCGGCACAGGGGGCACTGGCAGCCGCCCAGCAGCATGTGTCGGTTACCTCGGCCGTGGCCGGTAAAGGCTTCAGTCAGGTAACCACTAACGTCTCAGCTGCCCGGCAGCAGGTATCCGATCTGCGCGGCGGCCAGGTTCAGCTATCCGACGAGACGAACCTTTACAACTACCGGCTGGGAATCCTGGCTCAGAAGTACGGGGGAGCCACCCAGGCTCAGGCATTGCTGACCCAGGCTGGCGTGAAGATGAGCCAGATGCTCGACAAGTCCAGCCAGGCCTGGAAGATCGTCCAGCAGATGGTCTCCGGTGTTGTCCAGGGTTATGCGGCTATGGCTCAGCGGGGCGGCCAGCTTGGTGCTGACCTGTTCGTCCTCAACCAGCAGGCGACAGACCAGTACACGGCCATGCAGAAGCTTAACCAGGCCTGGCAGACATTCACCCAGACGATCAGCACCTTCCAGGGTTCCGCTGTCACGGTCATTCAGACCTTGCGGACAATGAAGACCCAGGCTGACGCTAACGGGGCCTCGTTCACGGGGGTTAACGCCAGGTCGCTTACCCTTCAGGGCACCTTTGAGAACCAGCTTGTCCCGCAGCTTCAGAACGTGATCGGCGGCATGCGGCAGGCCCATGACTCGGCTAACACAATGGCCACTGTCATTGCCACGTTTCTTAACCCGGCCGTGCATGAGGGTGCCCTTCAGAACTCGGCCATGCGGACCCAGATTTACGACATGGCCCGGCAGGCTGGTTATACCGGGCCTAACGCGATCCGGCCGCTGACCAACTTCGTCAACACGATGAAGACTTCGTTCTTCAACGCGATGCAGATGATCCGGGGCGCCGGGTCGGCACTGGGTGCCCTGCCTCGTACCGAGAACCTGAGCATTTACGTTCACGGCACCGGCCAGTGGACTGCACCGAGGGGCATGGCGGCCAGGCCGGGCTTTGCGGCAGGCGGCAGGATTCCCGGATTCGGCGGCGGGGACATTGTTCCCATCCTGG